TCCATATATAAATTGTGTCATAGCATTTTGTTGGTTAATTAAATCTTGTTGATATCCAAAGTTAAGTTGATTTTTAATTGTATTAAGTGCTTCAAGTATTTGTCTTTGATTGTTAACATCATAATCCTGTGTAGGTTCTGGTATGTATGCAGTTATTTTTGCCATTATCTTCTTCCGCCTGCTTCAATATCTAATCTCAAAGTTCCGTATCTCCAAGTTTCATCTAATGCATCGTTTTCTATTTTTAAACTTACCTGTCTTCCTCGCACGCGCGTGTCTACTTTAGTTGTTGAAGAAGTGATTGTAAAGGGTCCGGTAATTAATGGTGGTGTTGTAGATGGTGTTGAATCAGCATTTGCTGGATAATCCCTAAAGAATAAAGTAATTTTAGCATTGCCTTCTAAATTTTTAAAGTCTGGAATAAATCGTTTAACACGCATAATCAATTGTCCATCTCCACCTAAACCTTGTTCAGAAATATCATAATCTCCAGATTGAACGTAGGAAGTAATAGCAGTTGTTCCTGTAAAAGAAACTTCATTAACACCCGTTTCATGTTCCCAGTATTTAGTTGAGCCAAAAGTATTAGTTACACCATTAATGGTAGGAAACGTAGGTGTTGCATTTGCAGTATATTGAGTAGCATAAGGTAGATCAAAAGATTCTGCATCTACATAAGTTGTTCTTGCTAAAGATCCAACAGCCCAAGTATTTTCAAGATAATTATAAACTACATTTCTATCTACTTGAGAAGAATTTGATTGTGCATAATTCCAACCTACTTCATTATATAAACTGTTGTGATATGCATAAGTTATTTGACTTGCATTATAATTAATTCCTAAACTACCACTTTCTGTTGTAAATACAAAATCTTCAACTAAAGACCCTAATTGTTTAACTGTTCCATCATAGACAAAGAAACCCCCTCCAAACCCCATCCAGTAAACTGCACCCTGTGCAAACACCATTGCATGTTGACCAATACATCCGCAATTTGTTCCAACTTGTCTTACAGAGAATGTAAATGGAGGTCCTACAAACTGAATAACATAAGCTGCAGCATCGGTAAGTACAAAAACATAATCTTTACCTTGCACAGCACCAATAATCTCGTTGCCCGTATCTAGTCTAAATGTACCTGCAGTGTTTGTAACCGTTGGATTCCAAGTATTAATATCTTCTTGATTTGAAAATCTTATAAACATTGGGTCTTGAGATGTCGTATCACCAATTGTAGTCTCAGTTCCAAATGCAAATAAATGTCTGTCTCTATCTGATACAAGTGTCATAACAGATGCCGTTGGAGCGTTTGAAACTACTGTTGCTCTTGTTATTAACGAAAATGCAGCAGATGGGTTCCAAGTAAATGTTTTACCATTTTTAACGGTTGCAACTAGGATCTGTCCAAAGTTATCGAGCGACCAGGAGCCAGGGGCTAATATTGTATTTGTAGTATTTGATTGTATACCCCAACCTGTCCATAAAGTTGCATTTGTTACAATTGCATTATCTAAATGAGACGCAGCCGTTGTACCATTTGTTCCTCTAACACAACCGGTAAAATCTGTACCTGTTTTAGCTGTGTAAGTAATTAATTCAGTTCCAATAGCTAATATTCCAGAAGCTGGAAATCCTGTTGTTGAATCTACAATAATAGTTGTATCTCCACTAGTACGTGATCCATTTAATTGATTTGTAAGTGAAAATGGATTTGATCCACCAAAGTATCCTGTACCCCAACCATAAGCTGGAGTTTGAAATGTAGGTCCAATTCTAATGTAAGGAGTTGTAGTAATAGTACCTCCTGCTGTTACACCTGTTCCGCCTTCAACGCTTGGCATTGTAACTGTAAAGGTTCCAGACGTAGGCACTGATAAAACTTCAAAAGTATTAGTTGTAAAACTTGCTGATGTATAACTTGTTGTAGTAGGTCCTGGAGTTGTAACACCTGTAAATATGATATAATCACCCACCTCTAATTCATGAGCTACTTTATTAATAGTAACGGTTGAGGATCCTGTTGTTGATGTATAGGTACAAGAAGTTAGTGCACTGTTAAGAGGTGTAATATCGTAAAATTGACCTTCATAATAAATAACTAATAATTTTGAAGTTCCTATTGCTGCATATTTTTTACCATCTAGTGCAGTCCAAGTGTGTTGTTCTCGCGCGGGACCTGATATAGTTGTATTAACTAATTGTTCCCAACCACCTATTTTTTGTGGTTCACCATACCTAAATCTAACATTATCACCGTCAATCCATTGCCCTTCGGCTCCGGTTGCAGTTTGTTGTTTATTAAAACCTGGCTTAAATTGTATTTTCTGTAATGGCATAAAGCATTCTTATACCACCAAATTCGTTGATTTACACTACTTTAGTGAATGGTGGTAATCCTAATAGAGGTCTTTTATCATATAAATTTGAATCTGCAAACTGTCCATTTACATGGTTATAATGCAAGAAAACTTGAGCACAAATGTTACCAGTAAACTCGTCTCTCCAATGTTCTAACTCACATCCAGAATAAACTAACATATCACCTGGTTCAAGATCCACTCTTATACCTGCTGGTGCATTTGGTTTCATTATATTCTTATATTCATCAATTACATTATTACTTCCTGTTGTATCTAAATAAATAGCCCAAGGATCTCCACCTAGATTTAATGTTGTAGATATCTCACAAGATGGTCTATCTTTATGTCTTTTTAAAATAGAACCTTTCTCGTACACGCGCGCGTACGAGTACGTAGGTATTAAATTTAAATTAGTTTGTTGTTTCATTATAGGCATTACTTTCATTAATAATGTTTCCATAACAAAGTCTGCATAATGAGAATATACATTTGGAACTTGTTGATCTTTCCACGTTCCGAATAATGAATTTTCAGCTATAATGTTATTGCTATACATATAATTAACAGCGTCTCTTTTAAGTAAGAAGTAGTTAAATATAAAATTAGCAAGTTCGTATGGTATTGCTTTTTTAATTACTTGATATTTATTTTGTTGAAATGTCATATTACAAAACACTTTTGCATAAAATTAAAACTAACTGAAATTCTAATTTCATTAGATTGGTTTGGATCTACACAATGATTTAACCAAGCTGGAAACATAATTAATCTTCCTGCAACTGGTTCATAGTGTACTTCTCTCCAAAGTCTTTGTGGTTGTTCACCTGGAACTTGTCTTGGTCTTGTCATTAAAGCAACTGATCTTGGATCTTCTAATTTTAAATGTCCGCAGTTTTTTGGAGTTTTAACATAATAAACTCCTGACCATAATGAATTAGGATGAATATGAGTTCTATTATATCCACCTGGTGGATTAATGTTTGCCCACATATTACCTAAAAATGGTTCTGAATCTAAATGTTCTTCTTTATATATATCTCGTTGCGCTTGAAATAATATATCTACGAGTTCTTTATATTCTGGATAATCAGCCATATCTGATGTAGAATGCCAGCCGTTTACATTTGTTCTTTTAATACCTTTGTCTCTATTTGACCAAGCAATAATATCTTGTTCTAACTTTTGATTAAATGCAGGACTTCCTACATCTTTAATATAAATTGGAGTTGGAAAAAATAATTCTCTATTCATCTAAACGAAGGTCCTCCAAACCACATTACTAATGATTTTCTAATTCCTTTTGATATTGGAATAACTCTGTGTCTAATATAGCTTGCAAAGAATATTGCTTGACCTTGTTTAGGTCTAACAATTTTACCATCCGACATTAATTCAAGTCCTCCTCCTTCAAATTCAGATTCAGGTGATAATAAACATGTCATAGATATTTTACGTATTGGTGGTTCATTTGCACAATTAACATCAGAATCAATATGCCAATCATAAAATCCACCTGTTGGATATTCCGTATACTGTGCGGGCTCCGTTAATCTCATGCCATCAAATCCGAAATGATTACTATTTGTCTTTAACATAATGTTCTCAATTACTTTATACATCTCTTGCATCTTTGCAAAAGGTATCCAGCTAATGTGTGAAGTTCTAGTTTTAGTATCAACGGTTCCTCCTGCAGTTCCACCAACTTGAGCAGTTTGTTGAGGTTCAGCTCTACCTGCATTTATAATTAATTGACATTGTTCTGGTGTAAATATTGGAGTTGTAGTTTCAACAATTAAAGATTTCCAACGTGGTTCTGTTAATATCATTATGCCCCGCGATTCTGGATTGGATTATAAAGAACATCACAATTTGCAGCTAATGTTCTTCTTGTATCATTTGTTCCATTGAATGGATAAACACAATGTCTCATGTCATATGGAAATACATAAAAGTCTCTAACATCCATTGGTGGTTGATAATCTATTTTTGCAAACTGACCACTTGATGATCCTAAAATTTGTAATTTTCCATTTTGTGGAGCATGTTCTGCAGAATATTCAACACCATAAGTATTAGGTATTTTTAATACCATTACCGAAGATAGACCTGTAAAAATAGTGCCAGTATGCACGTGACATGGATTATATTCATGGGCTTTCATTTCATTTACCCAAACTGAATTTAATTTTAATTTATATTCTCTAATTTTATTAAAAGTTAGATAATGTTTAAATACTTCTAAAAACCAAGCTGTTACATTCATGGGTAATCTATTATGACGTTGTACTTTAGATTCATCTTCACCATCATAAAATAGTGAATGTTCATTAGCTATTTTACCAACCAATTGTTTATTAGCTTTATGTAAAGTATTAAAATTTTGTTCGTATATTTGATTGATTGTAGTGAACACATCTAATGGCGTTTCGTATTTCAGAACTGATTGTCCTAGAAAGATAAAGTCGAATTTCATAAACTTATGAGTTGGGTTTACCGTATGTTGGTAGTTCCTCCGTTTTGGTATGTCCCAATTCTCCTGTTTGAATAATTCTCTCTAATGATTGTAATTGTCCAACAATGTTAAATACTTCTGTTTCTGATGTTCCTGGAGTAATAGTCTTTGCTTTGTTTTGATACATTTTATGGTAAGATTCTAATTGATGTTGATTAACATCTTTATTGTTAAATGATCCATCATCAAATTCTGCTTTCAATTTAGACCACATTTTAATTTCTCTAATTCTATTTTTAGCAACTTGTTCCATAGAAGCTTTTGAGAATATTTTCTCATCTAAATCTATTTTATAACATTCTAATTTATAATCATCAGTTTCTGTTTCTAATTTCTTTTCTAACCATTTAATTTTTGCTTCATTACGTCTATAATCAAATGATAACACCATTAGATTATCAAGGTAACTTGATTGTTCTCTAACACATTGCCAATATTTTGAAGCTTTAGTTGGATAACGATTGTCTTGTAATACTGAAAATCTTGCTTCTGTTTCTGTTCTGAATATTTGTTTTTTAGTCCATGTGTCTCGAAGTTCATCGACCATGGATTTGAACGAATTTAAATCATCTTTTTCTAAAAGATTATTTAAACTAGTTTCTTCCTTTTGTATTAACTCTTTTATATCTCTCTTCTCTGTCATGAAACTTTCTTATATACTTTTTTAACTATTTGTAAAGAGTTAAGAAACTGTGATATTTACTGTTTGTACAGCGGGGCCTGACCATTCTTCTGTGGATCTTAATGCAACTGTTGTTTGCCCACCAAAACCTAATGCTGCTGTGTTAGTTCCCTCCCCACTTAAACTATTTCTAGCTGTATTTAAATCGTTTAACTCCGTCCAACTTGTGCCATTCCAAGACTCTGTGTTTCCAGCATTAGCTGTTGAAAATCCTCCAAATGCAATTGCTGCTGTATTAGTTACCCCACAACCTGCTAGTGCATATCTTGCAGTATTTAAAGGATTAACTGCTGTCCAACTCGTACCATTCCAAGTTTCTGTTACACTTGTTGGAGTACCAACTGGAGGAACATATCCTCCAAATGCTAAAGCTGCAGTGTTTGTACCAGCGGCTGCTAAAGATGCCCTAGCCGTATTTAAATCACCTAATTCTGTCCAACTTGTTCCGTTCCAACTTTCATTAACTGCAACTGAAACTGTTGTAAGTCCGCCAATACCTAAAGCAGCAGTGTTTGTAGCTCCACAACCTGCTAAATCACGTCTTGCAGTGTTTAAATCTCCTAATTCTGTCCAAGTTGATCCGTTCCAACTTTCATTAACTGCAGTTACAACTGTAGTAAGTCCTCCAAAACCTAAAGCAGCTGTATTTGTTCCTGCTCCAGCTAAAGCTCTTCTTGCTGTGTTCATACTATTAGGAGAAGTTGTCCAAGCTGTTCCATTATAAGATTCAGTTGCTCCTGTAACTGGTGGAACTTCTCCACCAAACGCTAAAGCTGCTGTTTGAGTACCTGTACCTGCTAATTCAGCTCTCGCCGTGTTCAACGGTCCTGCGGTCGCCCAAGAACCTGCAACTAATGCATATCCTTTTAATGTTTGTGAAGTAGAATTGTACCAAATTTGACCTTCCACAGGATTGCTTGGATCTGATGCTAGCACCTCGACGTTCGTTCCGTATATTTGTTTGTATGTAGCCATATTAAGTTGCTGTTACTGTTTTGTTAGATAAACCTGGGTTATCGAATTCTTCTGTTGCGCCTGTTACTGATCCTGTATCTCCACCAATTGCTAAAGCTGCAGTATTTGTTCCTGCTCCTGGTAGATAGTATCTTGCTGTATTCATTTCATCTGTTTGTGACCATGAAGTTCCATTCCAAGATTCTGTTGCTGCTGTTGCAATTGGTGTTCCTCCTGCTATTCCACCAAAAGCTAAAGCAACTGTATTTGTTCCTGCTCCACCTAAATATAATCTTGCAGTATTTAAATCATTTAATTCTGTCCAACTGGTGCCATTCCAAGATTCTGTTGCGCCTGTAGCAGCAGGAACAGAATTACCTCCACCAAAAGCTAAAGCTGCGGTGTTTGTTGCACCACATCCACCTGGACCTTCTCTTGCCGTATTTAAATCTCCTAATTCTGTCCAAGTTGTTCCATTGTAAGATTGATTAGTTGCAACTATAACAGTTGTAAATCCACCAAAATATAAAGCAGATGTGTTAGTACCTGCACTACCACCAGCATATTTAGCTGTGTTTAAAGTTGCGGGTGAAGTTGTCCAACTCGTACCATTCCAAGTTTCTGTTGCATTTGAATTAGTTGGTGGTGTAAATCCTCCAAACGCTAAAGCAGCTGTGTTTGTTGCACCACATCCACCTATATATCTTCTAGCAGTATTTAAACTATTAGGTGAAGTTGTCCAAGCTGTTCCATTATAAGATTCGGTTGCTCCTGTAGTAGGTGTTCCAGTTCCACCAAAACATAAAGCCGCTGTTTGTGTACCAGCTGATGCTGATTGACTTCTCGCCGTGTTCAACGATCCGCCAGTCGCCCATGCTCCACGAGTTATCACGTCCCATTCTTCGGTGTTTGCAACATTTACTGTTGTAAGTCCACCAAAAGCAAGTCCTGCTGTGTTAGTTCCTGCTCCACCTAAATCTCTTCTAGCTGTGTTTAAATCATTAACTTCTGTCCAAGCAGTTCCGTTCCAAGTTTCTGTGTTTGCAACGTTAACAGTTGTAAGTCCTCCAAATGCCAAAGCGTTTGTATTTATACCTCCACCTACTAGTTGTGATCTTGCAGTATTTAAATCTCCTAATTCTGTCCAACTTGTACCATTCCAACTTTCATTATTTGCAACTGCTGCTGTTGTAAATCCTCCAAATGCTAAAACAGCATAATTAACATTGCCTGCACTTCCCATATTACGTCTAGCCGTATTTAAATCATTCACTTCAGTCCAACTTGTGCCATTCCAAATTTCAGTTGCACCTGTATTTGTACTAGGTGTATTAAGTCCACCAATAGCTAAAGCGGCTGTATTAGTTCCAGAACCAGCAAAATTTTGTCTACCTGCGTTTAAGTCACCTAATTCTGTCCAAGTTGATCCATTCCAACTTTCGTTTACTCCAACTATAACTGTTGTTTCTCCACCAAATCCTAAAGCCGCTGTATTTATTGTACCTGCTCCAGCTAATTTAGCTCTTGCAGTATTCATACTATTTGGAGAAGATGTCCAAGTAGAACCATTATAAGATTCAGTAGCACCTGTAAGAACTGTAGTAGTTCCACCAAAAGCTAATGCTGATGTTTGAGTTCCAGCTCCTCCAACAGCTACTTGCCTTCTTGCTGTATTTAAACTTCCTCCAGTAGACCAAGCACCCGATGCGTTAGAAGATCTAACTTTAAGTGCAGAGGAGGTGCTATTGTACCATACCTGTCCTACGTATGGATTTGTAGGGTCAGATGAAAAATTCTGTACCTTGCCTCCTTTAGCTCCTGTGTATGCAACCATTTAAAAAATTACTCCTCCAGTGTTATTAACACAGGTCTGTTGCCAATTCTATCTACTTTTTGTTCAGCTGATTCGTTTGCTACGTTATCAGCGTCCCAAGTGGCTTGAGCTTGTGTTATGACACCATCGACAATTGCTTGCGCTTCTGCTCTGGTCTTTGGAGTTCC